ATATCTCTTTGACTACCGGAATAACAGTTATTCCGTCTTTAACATCATTAACTCTTAGTGGGAAATCTATTAAGTCTAATTTAGCTTTACTTCCCGGAGCGGCGACTCTGACTTTAGCAGGAAAAAGGTCTTTCTCTAAAATGGACCTAAAAGCAGGAGTTTCCTCTTTAGTCTTTGCGGGACTTTTTGCAAAAGCGAACAAGAGTTTGAAACCCTCTACTGGGTCTATGTCTTTGGATGGAAAGTCAACTAAAGCCAATTTAGCTGCGATCCCATTGAAAGGAAGTTTATCTTTCACAGGAAAGTTAGCTTATATAGTAAGTGGAACATTTCTCACTGTAGGAAAAGCAGCATTTGCTCTTAGTGGAAAGTCTGTGTTTTTAGATAAGGTTTTGCTCGCTGCGAGTGGGAAGCTCACCTTTGTTGGAAAGCGTATTAGAGGTTTCGCCGAGGGATTCCGAGGTCTAAATAGAACTGGAACATCGACTAAATTGGATTAGATATGTCTATCATTGATGTTGTGAAGGGATGGTTTATGGATGATGGGGCCGAGTGTTCAAAAAATGAACACAAGGCTGCTCCTACTAAAATAGGTTTTGAAGGAAAGGAAGTCCATATTCGCCCAACTACAGAGCTGCGAAGGAAAAGAAATGAAGGAAGAATAAGGAACTTAGAGATAGCCATAAGACAAAGAATACGGGCTGGTTTAGAAAATGAAACAAAGACTCAGAACCTAAAGATGGAGCTTGAAAGAAGGAAACACCTAAAGTCTTACTATGATCTTGGAGGGGAATGATGGCTTGGACACTATATACTCCTTTTAAGGAAAAACTCTTTACGTTGGCAAATACTATTGACTTTGATGGAGCTGATACTATTAAATGCGCTTGGCTTACTTCCGCTTATAGTGCAAGTGCCTCTCATGCTTTCTTTGGAAGCGTTAGTGCGAATGAGGTGAGTGGGACAAATTATACAGGCGGTGGAAATGAGATAGCCTCTACCACAGTAACCACAAGCGCGGGAACAGTCACAGTCGATGGAAACGACCCAGCCACGTGGTCCCAAAGCTCCAGCGGGTTTAATAATGGAAGAACTGTTGTAGCTTACAAAGATACTGGAAGCGCAGCTACTAGTCCTTTGATAGCTTATAACACGTTCTCTGCCAATCAAGGAAATGTCTCTGGAGATTTAACTGTTCAACTTAGTGCAAGTGGTATCTTTACTGCTTCCTAAAGGGGGATGGAATGGCTAATACAGTTTTAACAAGTGGACCGCACATAGAAGTTAAAAGCATCAGCTCCGCTTATACTGTGGGAGTATCTGGAAGGCTTTATGCTATCCAGTTCAACCCCGGAGCCGCAAGTGATGAGCTTACAGTACGAAGTGCTAGTAACAGCGGGGCTGTAATCTTTTATGCTAAATGCAGTGGAGCCACAGACCAAAGAATAAAATATTTTGATGGAATAAGGGCTCAACCTCACTTCGACCCCTCTAGTGGGTGCACCTTCACCGGCGCGACAGTTCTGATTACTATGGGAGGCTAAAAGTGCCCAATGGACCTGAAACAAACACGGACTCCTATTGTCGCTCTTGGTGTGATGAGCGACACAAAAGGATTGATGAGGAATTTACCACCTTGTGGTCAAGAATTGAGACTTTGAAAGGTCAAATATCATCCTTAGGGAAAATGGCTACTGGGATTCTTGTTGGACTGGTTTTGAACTTGCTCGGGATTATTGGACTTCTTTTGATACAGATGCTTTCCTCCGGTGGATGAAGTTTTTATGCAAAAAGGTCACCATCTACACGATCTACTTTTCAAGAAGCTAATGGTGACAATGGTCAAAGCCTGCTATAAGGATGACCTTAATGCTAAGAAGGCTCTTTTGTGCGAAATGAGGATTATAATTTGGGAGTTGGAAGATGGCTTGGCAAAGTATTCTGATGAGTCTACTAGGGAACATGGGGAGTGGGAAGGATGAAGAAGAGCAGCAGAAAGGTCCTTCTAGCAACCTAATCAATAGAGAAGCTAGTTTTCCTGGCAAAGACAGAGAGACTGCTCTGAGGGACCTCTGGGAAAGCTACAGACGGCAATCCATCCTTAGAGGGGAGAATCCAGTAGACTATGGAACTTGGCAGAGATCGCTCTTTGGAAGTGATGAGCCTGAAATTGAGGCTGGAACAGGAAGGATGTCTGATCCTGGCGGAGGACAGGGTGGAGGTTTTGACTGGGCCGGCCTCGTGAGCAATATTGCTAGTAGACGTAGTGGATCGAGTAGTCCCCGTCCAAGGTATCCAAGGAGGATTTTGTAATGGCTCAAACAGATGCTCCTATGAGTGCAGCAACGGCTGCTGCAAAAGCAAGATACAGAGAATATAGACGCCAGCAGATGATGAAAGGAAAAAACCCAAAAGACTTTGGGGACTGGTACAAGTCTGAGTACGGAGAAACTAAGGCTGAACGCAGAAAGAAGCACATACAGGAAGCCTTAGATCAGAGGAAGAAATGATCTCTCAGTATGGCTTAATCATAGAGAACTTCTTCATGATTCCTGATAAGGAGGGAAATGATGTTCCTTTTCAGTTGAATCCCACACAGTTGAAGTTTGATGCCTCTCTAACTGGAAGAGACATTGTTCCAAAGGCTAGACAGGAAGGAGTCTCTAGTTATGTTTTAGCTAGGTTTACAGTTAAATGTATTCATCAGAGAAACACAAGGGCTGTTGTGATAAGCCATGACCAAGAGTCTACTGAGCGTCTTTTCAAAAGAGTTAGATACTTCATAGAAAACTTTAGGGGGCCTAAGAAGCCTATAATCCAAGGACAAGGATCAAAGCGTGAACTTGTGTTCCCTAAGACCGGATCGACATTCTATATTGGAACAGCAGGAAGTAGGAAGTTTGGAAGAGGTGATACGATCACGGATTTGCATTGCTCCGAGGTTGCTTTTTGGGAAAACCCTAAGGAGCTGTTTAGTGGGCTTTCTGATGCTGTTCCAATTAGGACTGGAACAATTATCTTGGAATCCACAGGAAATGGACATAATTGGTACTTCCGCCGTGTGAAAGATGTGTTAGATGGAAGGAGTCCATATAAAGTTCACTTCTTTAATTGGCAAAATTTCCCTGAGTATGATTTGGAAGTGTCTGAGGAAGAGAAAGAACACATACTTAGCACCTTAGACCCTGAGTATGAAGAGGATTATCTTTGGGATCAAGGTTTACTTACCATCGGACAGTTGAAGTTCCGAAGAATGAAACTTGCTGATAAGGAATGGGATTTGCAGCTCTTCAAGCAAGAATATCCTATGACCTTGAGCGAATGCTTTCAGACCACTTCCACAGGATTATTTGGGAACATAAGATATGTTGGGGATTCTCCTTATTGGAAGTGTACTGTTAAGACTACTTCTCAAAGCCTTTATAAGGATACCAGACACCCTCTTCCTGAGCATCACTATATTTTAGGTCTTGATCCCTCTGAGGGAGTTGGAAACGACAATGGGATAATAGAGATATTCTGTTTAGAGACGGGGCAGCAGGTAGCAGAGTGGACTACTAATAAGCTGGAGCAAGATGTCCAAGGGCGTAAAGCGGTTGAGCTTGGGCAGTTGTTCAATGAAGCCTTCATAGTAGTCGAAAGAAACAAAGGACAAGTAGCTTTGAAGTCTATCTTGGATAGTGGTTATCCTATGGTAAAAGTCTATAGTGACCCCCGTTCTAAGAGAGGTCCTTTGGGAACCTACGGATTCGTGACAACAGCTACTAGTAAGCCACTAGTTATCGGGATGCTCAGGGTTTTCCTTAGAGATGAGTGGACGATATTTAGTGAGGCATTAAAATCTGAGCTGGACACTTTCAAGGAACATGAGAGTGGAAAGTTGGAAGCAGAAGAAGGATGTTTGGATGATAGAGTAATGGCTGCCGCAATGTGCGCAGCGGGTTATCAGAAGGCAGCTCTATACATGGGAGATATGGATAGAAAGATTGTTACTCCCCATAAGAAGCCTGTAGACCCTTTTACTTTGGATGGAATTTTGGATGAGTTTAATAAACGGTCCACGAAGGGACTTCCAATCGCAAGCCATGCGAGGATGCAATGAGGGTTCTTTTTATATCTAAAGAGTGTGAATCTATTGGAATAGCTCAGAAAATAGTTGAAGAAGGGCATAAGGTAAGATTTTGGTGCCAGCTTCCTAACTATGAGCTTACGGGACACAACTTAGTGGAAAGGGTTGAAGCCTGGAGGCCATCTTTGGGATGGGCAGACTTTGCAGTTGTTGATACAGTAGGCTTTGGTCGCTACAAAAAGGTATTTAAGCAGCATGGGATTCCTGTTTTAAGTTGTTCTAATTTCGCAGATATGGCAGAGTTGGACCGCAAGAAGGGATTGGAGATGTTCAAAAAGGCAGGAATAAATGTTCCTGATAGTTGGTTCTTCCAAAGCCCTGATGATTTTCGTTTGGATGAAGAAGTTCCTAAAGAGAATATAGCTATAAAGCCATGTGGAAACATAGACACTCAGCTAACTTATGTCTGCAAAGACTCTTCCTCAGTAGACTATGCTCTTCATACCTATGGAGCAGATCAATCCTTTCTGGTCCAAAAGTTAATAGAAGGAATAGAGATAAGCACAGAGGGATGGTGGAACGGAAGAAGATGGGTGGAGCCCTTCAACCATACCATCGAACAAAAGAGGTTCTTAGAAGGAGACTTGGGGACTAATACAGGCTGTCAAGGAAATATAGTCTGGAGCTGCGGGGAAGATGGCTTAGTAAAAGAGACTCTATTGAAGCTGACTGAGTTTTTGAAGAAGACAGACTATGTTGGACCTGTGGATATAAATTGCATCGTAAATGAGGATGGGGTTTTTGCTTTAGAGCCTACAATTAGACTAGGCTACGATGCGATAGAAGCTCTTTGTGAGGGATTGAAAGAGCCTGTTCTTGACCTTCTTTTTGAAGTTGCTGCTGGAACTAAGAGTATGATGCAGCTTAGTAACGATTTTTTGATCGCTGTTAGGGTGAGTGTTCCCCCCTGGCCGCAGTCTGACTATGGGTTTCCTGCTGGAAGACCAGTAGGAGGACTAAACGAAGGGAACCTGAAGCACATCTATCTTACAGATGTGTATAAAGATCGTACCGGAGTTTGTAGATGTGCTCAGGGGGACGGTGTTTTAATGAAAGTAACAGCCCGTGGAAGAACTGTGAATGAAGCTCGTAGGAGAGCTTATAGGACGATAAACAACCTTTCTGTGTTGGATGTCCAGTATAGAAGGGATATTGGATTAGGAGTAGAAAGAAAGATTCGACACTTGAAATCGCTTGGATATTTGTAGGTTAGTGTTCAAAAGTTGAACAGTAGGTTTATGGAGATTCACCTTGCCTCTACATAAGAAAGTTTCAGTCTCTCAAGTCCTAGATGCTATTAACCAAGGCGAAGAGTTCCGCAAGAAGTATGCCTGTGAGGATTCCTGGGACGTTTGGAGAGCATATTACCGTGGGGATTGGGAAGATGGTATTCTTCCAGTCAATTTGTATTTTATGATGATACGTACTATTGTTCCTAGGATATATTTTAGGAATCCTGGAATCTCTGTGACTCCTGCTAGACCTGGGATGCACAATGCGGTTTTTGCCCAACTCTTGGAGAGGGTGGACAATAAACTTGTTCAGTTGATGCGTCTAAAGAAGCAGATGAAGAAGATAGTTCAAGACACCTTCCTTACAGGGACAGGTGTTTTGAAGGTTGGCTTTGGAGCAGAGTATACTCCCACTCCACCCTTGTCAGGAGAGGCCACTAATGTTCGCGCACCGTCTATTAACAAGTCTCAAGAACAGCTTGAGTATAATCCTAATGTTAGGGCTAATATGCCTTGGGCTATGCGTACACCTCCTGGGACATTTGTGGTACCGGACGAAACCGAATGTCTCGAAGAAGCTCCGTGGGTTGCCCATGAGATCGTTCGTCCAGTTATGGATGTTAGGCGCGATCCACGCTTTAAGAACAGACAGAAGGTCAAGCCGATGGAGCCGGAGAAAACCCCATTAGGATTAGACAAAAGTGTTTATACAGAAAATGTAACTTTGTATGAGATAAGAGATAAGAAGTTCCAAAGGGTTTTAGTTGCTACCGAAGGGGTAGATGATTTTCTCTTGAAGGAAGATGATCTTCTTCAGCAGATTCATGGTTTGAACTACTTTACAGTAAGTTTTAATGAAGATGATGAAGTCTTTTGGGGTGTGCCTGATGCGAAGATTCTTGAGCCAAGACAAAGAGAAATAAATGAGATTAAAACTCAAGCTATGAAGCACAGACGTTTGGCTCTTATTAAATGGCTAGCCAAGCGAAATGCTATAAGTGAGGTGGAAGCTAGTAAGCTCTTGGATGAGAATGTGTCTGCGATTGTGAATGTAGATGGTGACCCAAATATGGATTTAGCGCAGGTGCAAGCCTCTACTATTCCTACTGACCTGTTCAATGCAGGAGAGGAAACCATGATGGATGCTAGAGAAGAGATGGGCTTCTCTAGGAATCAATTTGGAGAGTACCATCCAAAGACAAACACTACTGCTACTGAGAGTAGGATTGTGCAGATGGCTACTGACATTCGTGTGGATGAGCGGAGGGATATGGTTGCAGACATGATCCAGGATGCTTTTGAGCTTATAAATAAAATCGTCTTTCAGCTTTGGACAGAAGATGTTGTGATGGATGTTATTGGCCCGGGCGGAGTCCCGCTTTGGATTAGGTTCTCTCCTGCTATGCTTTCGGAAGGTGTTTATAGGTTGAACATTGATCCTGATACAGCCACTCCTAAGACACGCGAGCTTCGAGAAGCTAAGGCTATGGAAGTATATCAAGTGTTTAAGGAGAACCCCATGATTGATCCGGCAGAGCTTACGAAGTATTTACTCAGGGAGATGCATGGGGTAGAGTATGATAGCTTGTTTAGAGGGATGCCTAAAGGAGCCGGAGTCACACAGCAGCAAGCTCTTGGAATAGGGGAGTACACACAGATTTTGAACCGAGCAGGACCGCTTGGATTACCTGTTCCAATGCAAGGACAGAGCTTATGATTTTATCAGACTATAAGTGTTCCAAATGTAACTTTGTGTTTGAAGACCTACGGGAAAGCGAAGATGTTAAATTTTCAACCTGTCCATCCTGCGGAGGTGTTGCGAAGCAGCAGCTTAGGATGAGGCATAGGTATCAGGATTATGTCTGTGGGTGGTGGAGAGACTTAGGACCTGAGCCTATCTACATCCGAAGTCGGAGACATCTTAGGGATGTTGTCCGCCAGCGCGACGATGCTGGAAATGGCTGCTACATTCCTGCTGATGATGGCATTTTAGGAGTGTGAAATGAGCGAAGAGATTGTGAAACTTTTGGAAGACATGGTATCAGACTCAGAGGAAGATGAAGATTTTACCAATTATCCTGCTGTTTTAATCATTTGGAAAGACAATGGCCCTGTTGTGCAAATGAATCAATGGCAAAAGATCGGAGCAAGACAGCTTGAAAAGGCTATGAGCTACGTTCTATCTGAGCGACATAGGCAAAAGGTCAAGACCATGCGCGAAGATGCTAAACAGGAAGCGAAGACTAAAAGTAAATCTAAAACCAAAGGAGCTAAGTGATGAGTACAGACAGGAAGGTCTATACTAAGGTTGTTTTTGACATGACAAGCGATGATGTCAAGGTTATCGAAGAGGAATGCTACTTGTATGATGGTCCCTTTGCGCTTTGTCAAGAAGGAGATGATGACACCGAGGGGGATGATACTCAAGGAGATGCTCCTGAGCAGCCCTCACAAAAGGAAGTCCTTGATACCCTCGCTGAGATCAAGAAAGCTGTGAGTGGAAACCAGGAAGCAATTTCTGAAGTGAATCAGTTTGTAAAAGAGTTCAAACAGCGCCGAGCTGAGGGGGCTCCAGAAGACGACTCTAAGGGTAAGAAAGGCGAAGGTGATGATGATTACCAGATTCCAAGTGACTTGGAGATGCTCAGCCGCAAAGACTACATGGATGTTATTCTTAACACCATGATGAAACGCCTGGAAAGAGTTGTAGATGACAAAGTGAAGCCTCTTGGAGAGAAGGTAGATCAGACTGAAGAGTCTGTTGTGCGAGATAAGATTAAGGAAGAATTTGATGCCGCGAGAAGGGCACATAAGGATTTTGACGAGTGGAAACCGGAACTAGAAGCAAAGTTCAAGAGAAATATGTACCTCACTCCAGAGGAAGCATATACTCTTGTAAGAGCTGAGAATCCTGAGAAGGCAAAGCAGCTTGATGCGAAGTATACTACCAAAGAAAGCGACGAGGATACATCTGGTTTTTATGGAGGAATGGCTCCGCTTCATAAGAAAGTTGAGAAACTGCGAAAGAAAAACAAGAACATGAGCGAAGATGAAGCTGGAGAATTGGCATGGGAAACTATCTTTGGATCAAACAATGATGTTTTTTAATGGAGGTAAGTGATGGCTCTCACTCTCACTGAGCAACTAGATAATTTGTATACCACAACCTGGGAGCTTCGTAAGAGCCAAGTAGCGGATAATATCTTCACAGCTACTCCGTTCTGGTACTGGCTCAAGGATAAAGGTAAGCTCAAACAGGAGCGTGGTGGACGGTTTATCATGGAACCCTTGGAATACTCCAAGAATGATACTGTCCAATGGATCGGCAAAGGTGGAACTGTCTCTCTGAATGACTACGAGTTCTTGACGGAATCTAAGTGGGATTGGCGTTACCTCGTAGCTAGTATGGTCCGCTTTGGTGTGGATGACCAGCAGAACAGAGGGAAGGCAGCTATTATGAAGCTGCTGAACAGGAAGATTAGTAACACTCAAAACAGTCTGACTGATAAGGTCGAAGAGGACCTTTTCGACACTCAGTCTGGTGATTCCATTGAAGGTCTGCAAGACTTGGTTCCTGACAACGGAACGGATTCTGTTGGAGGAATTGATGGAAGCTCTTATAGTTGGTGGAACAACCAGTCTACCAACGCTACTGGAAAGTCCTTTGCAGTCTATGGTGTGGACTATATGAGAACCATGCTCAACGACTGCTCTAATAATAGGACTCAGGATAGACCTGACATCATAGTATGCGGACAGACTCCGTATGAATACTATGATCGTGAGGTAGAACCTCAGCGTCGTGTTGTAAACAAGAAGCTCGGGGATGCCAGCTTCGAGAACATCGAGTACAAGGGGATTCCTCTTATTTGGTCTCCTGAGTGCTCCAATCAGAGGATGTACTTCCTGAATACCAACTTCCTGTACTTCACCTACGATCCTATGATGTACTTCGATATGACTGATTGGAAGCCTATCCCTGATCAGGTGAATGACCGCGCTGCGCAGATCATCACTGCTTGTTGTTTTACGGTGACACGGCGTTTGTGCCAAGGTGTAATCTATAACATTGATACTGAGTAGTGGAGGGTGACATGGCTGAAGGAATGAAAAGAGTTTTCGTTACCGGGCTCACAGATGTCAGCTCCAGCGATAAGGAAGGTGTAGGCACTGTTCGCAGGGAAGGGGATAAAAAGTATATCTTCTGCAAAGGGGTAGCTAGCACTGCACAATATGACATTGTTCAAATTGGAGCTAGTTATTCTACTGCTGTTGTGTCTACTACTAATTCTAGCCTCGCTGTTAGAGTTGGCGTCGCGCAGGCTGCTATTGTTGCGAGCAAGTATGGTTGGTATCAGATCGGGGGCTTGGGTACTGTTGCTGCTGCGAATAGCACTTCCAAGAACGCTGCGTTGTATCTGAACAACTCTGCTCAGGCAACTAATACTGCCTCCAGTAATCCTGTTTTGCATGGGATTGTGATGACTGGTTCTACCAGCAATTCCAGCAATACACAAACTGCGTTTATTAGTAATCCTTATACTGGACCGAACTAAACTTCAAACCAATCGGAGCGAGGACCATGGCACAGAATCCCGAAGTACATAGAGTTCCGTTGCAGAAGCTAGGCGCGAGGGCCACCGTTGGGAATGTTCTTTTCAACGATTTTTGGAACGTGGAGGACAAGGTTTCCAACATAATAACTCAGCTCTGTCAACAGAAGGTGCTTAGACAAGGACATAGGGGAAAGCTGGTAGTAGATACTATCCCCCTAAATGCGCTTTCACCTTGGTTCTTTATCAAACATGGAATGTTTAGGGACTGCTTAGTATGGCATCAAGTGTATTTTGGTCACTTTGACTTTGTGCCTACTGGGTGTCAAAAGTGTTGGAAGTGTGTTATTGTGACCAATCCTGATCCAACAAAGCAGACCGTGTTGGACCTTTTCAGATTACGGGACTTGTTGGTCAGCTTGCAGCTTCCGTCGAAATGTGGAATGGACCTTAGGGACTACACTCCGCATAGATATGATGCGTATATCTATGGAGACTCTTTGCAGCAAGGTCTTCAATACCATGAGCTGATGTCTAATGCTCTGAAGGAAAATGGATTTCCTGATGCGAAGGTAATCTTGAAAAGAGGCTGTACTGAAATGGAGCTACGGTATCCAGACTCTACTCAATGGAAGCATACTCCACATAGTGAGCAGTTGCAAATGAGGTTGGATTCTATGATAGATCGGACGGAGATTCCTGATCTTCCTCAAGAGAACCTTACTGTACAGACTGTCTTTAGGAGATGGATTCTTAGAGCCTATGGGATCGGTGATCCAACTTGGAGAGATGCTTTACAATATGAAGGGTATGAAGACCCTGGGGAGTTTTTGTATCAGCCTCCTATTACATATCATGATAAAACACACAAAGAACTTTACGAACTATTCAAAGACCAGCAGGGAACTGCTGGAAACTTGAGCTTCTTGGAGGTTGAAGATGGCTAAGGCATATAATGCTTCACTTGATCAAAACTATGCTCTTCCGCTTAGTGGGAATACTAGATTAGGTGTGCTCACCGGGAAGTTCAATGTGACTTCCAGCGGAAGTGCTGATCTTACAGGGTATTTCAAAACACTCTATCAAGTGGTTCTGAGTAATCCATGGCCGGATGCATCTAATAGTGCCGTCTATCATGGAGTTTACTCTGTTTCTAGTGGATCACTTGGAGTGACTGTGGCTAATTCTTCCAGCTCTACAATGGGCGTTGCTGGTTCTGTTTCAGCCAGCAGTGCTGCTGTAGCTAGCTTGGAGATTCCTTTTGTAGCCTATGGGCTATTGTAACCTTGTGTTCAATCTTTGAA